AGGACTAGCAGTAACAAAGTGAGGGTTCTGTGTTAAAAACTCTTGCACCAGTTCGTCTGTCGTTAAGAGTTCCCCATTACTGTTATATCTGGCTAATCCGTTTTTGTCTAGGATTTCTACATTACCAGATTCATTTAATTTTATATTTTTATTTAATAATTCTACAACTTGATCAGGATTTATTGCTCTGTTCTTTGATGCTGAAGAAAGTAAAGATTTATTTATTTTAATATCTTTGAGTTGTACTTCTAAATTAGTTTTTTCTTTGTTCCATTCTTGTGTTTTGTTTTTAAGTATTTCCTCAAACTCACCCTTTTGAATTTTTTGTTTTTCTTCTGTTTCTTTTTGTGCTTTTACTATATTGATTGCTGAATCCAAATCATCAACTCCTATTTTTTTATTTATTGCCATGCGTTCTTTGTGCAACCTTCTTTCTACTATATCATTTAGTTCTTCTTGACTAAATGTTCTAGCATTAGGTTTTTCTACTGCTTCAGGTGTTTTTACTTCTTCATTAACTTGCGTAGTTTGTTCTACTTGTTCTTGTTCCATTTGTTTATCCATGTGTATTTTCTCCAGTTGTAATTTATTTATAACAAAGTTTTATTTAAAATACAATCATCT